CAGGTAAGCAGTACTATGGACATCGACATAGTGGATATTAATATTAACCTATCGGCAGCTAACATCTATCATGTGTCTGTATTCTATGCACTGGTATAGCTAATGCTTGACTATGACACTTGGTATCACAATACCGGATCAGATGAGTACGAGGAATACCTTAACGACTTTCAGAACTTACATCCTAATGACGAACCTGAAGAGGAATGGGCATGGTTAGAAACCAGATACACGGAATTCATCAGTGAATGCAACGATAAGGCTTACGAAGCTTATAGAGATGAACAGATAACCGCTTAAACTAAAACAATACAATAACCAAGGACAACTAATGTTTACAAACCCGATCAACAAAAAGCAATATTGCGTATCACAATGTGCTAAAGACAAATTCCAGAAACACATAGTTCCACTTTTTACGTGGACTGTAATAATTATAGCTACAAGTGTAGCTGTGTTTTTGTTTGGACTAATTACTCAACAAGTACAAGTATGGTTTCTTAGTGGATTAACTTCCCTATCCCTACTTAGCGTACTACCGGTATTTCACATTTTACTTACAGGATTAATTGCTGCAGCCTTCATTGCAGTTATTTTTATTATGTTAACTATAGTAGGTGTAGCACTTTACGAAGCTAACAATAAACTAAACCACTGGTGTAACACTAAGTATGAGAGCAAATACAAGAAAGACTGTGTACTATTCGAGGAATGTACAGAATAACGTACAACCAAAGGAGATCACATGAAACTACTTTATATACTAGGTATTATCCTGGCTATCACATATACTCAATTACGAGCTAACCCAACTGAGTTATCTCTTGAACTTATCAAGGACCATGAGGGATTCGTATCTTCAGTATACAGAGATGCTAATGGATATGCAATTGGCTACGGTACTAATTTATCTTACATAACTAAAGCCGAAGCTGAGTACTTACTAGTGTCACGACTATTCGTAGTTGACCAGGACCTAGATCGACGATTTCCCTGGTACTCTAATTTACCTTATGTACCTAAATCTATCCTACAGGATATGGTATATAATATGGGTATTAGTAGATTCAGCACTTTCAAGAAGATGCACACACAACTATCTAGACAAAATTGGGTCAAGGCTGCATTGGAAATGAAAGCATCACGTTGGTTCAAGCAAACTAAAACTAGAGGCGTCTATTTGTATAATATGATGCGCAATCACAAGGATAACTAATGGACAATACGTATAGAAGAATGCTAATTGATGCAATAGTCGGTAATAGTCCTAGCTATGATGCAATGTCAACAGACGAAATATCGAAATGCGGATCTTATTCAGGAGGCTTTAAAAGCGAATGGACTTGGCACAGAAATGAATTAGCTAAGTTACCAAATGACTCCCTGGAACTGGTATATAGTAGAGTCAAAGAATGGTACAACAAGGATAACTAATGGATAACATAATTACTGCAACATTGTTTAGTATATTTGTAGGATTAGGTTTAGTAATATACTTTGCTGTCGAGAGGGCTAATGCCCATACATCAGCTATTGAACAGCATTGCACTGAAGTACCAAACTTATATACGGATGACTACACTAAATCAGGTTCTCAACTTCGACCAGTATACCGCTGTATCAATTACCCAAAGGATAACTAATGAAACTAAGCACATTTTTAAAAGATAATAATTGTTATGATGAGTTTGTAGAAAACTTTGATGAAGATGATAATGATTATTGGTTAGAAAATATTAGCTGTTCTATCACATCTGCTTTCAGCTGGAAAAACACTCCACAAGGTGATGTTTATTGGGATAATATTGATGATAAATGGGATGATATAGAAAACAAAGAAAATGATATGTTGTGGATATTAGAAAAGAATAATTCACACTACAACAAAGTAACATCAAATGATGAATTAATTATAGGTGAGTACTATTGGTGTGTGTCTAAACTATTTGATAGTCAGCGTATTGAAATTGTTCGTGAAACAAGTGATAGGAAGATTATTGGGGGTATATGGGCTTTTGAAGAGAATAGTCAAGTACTAGAAAAATATGATATTTATGGTCCAATAACTAGACCTACTACGGTAAAAGGATAACTAATGCCACGCAAACATGGAGTCTTTCTTGGGCGTTTTCAGCCCTTTCACACCGGTCATCAATCTATCATTGATCACATTATCGCAGACGGGTTAGAGCCTGTAATATTAGCTGGATCAGCGCAAGAATCATGCAATGTAAAGAACCCTTACTCGGTAGAGGATCGTACATCTATGATTAACCTTGTATATCCAAACATCAAAGTAATTTCTATAGAAGACAGAAACTGCTGGGATGAATGGTATTCATTACTGAAGTCAACACTACAAGAACAAATAAGTGAAGACTTGGACGAAATAACAATCTATCTGCACGAAAAGTTGGAAGACCTACAAAACTTCACTTTTAGGGGTGTAGATTATCTTGATGAGTCATATTGTAAGATGTACGAAATCGACGGCTTACACACAACTAGTTTACCTATATCTGATATACCGATTAGAGCGAAGTTAATTAGAGAAGACCTAGAAGCTAACAAACACTATTTACACCCAAGTGTGTATAATTATATAAAGGATAACAAATGAAAAACAACATCTTAAACCTAGCCGATAGCTACAAATACTCCCATGCTAACCAATACCCAGCTAATACAGTATCTATGTATGACTACATGGAATCTAGAGGTGGTGTATACCCAGCAACAGTATTTGTAGGACTTCAATACTATATTAAACAGTATTTAATGAGTATACCTACGCAAGAAGAAGTAGATAAAACTAGGGACAGGTGTCAAGCGCACGGTGTGCCATTTGATTATGACGGTTGGTCTTATATCGTGCAATTAGGTTACTTACCTATTAAGATCAAAGCAGTTGATGAGGGATCGCTAGTCCTAACTAAACATGTACTTATGACTATTGAATCTACAGACCCTAAAGTACCATGGATAGCAGGCTTTACTGAAACGATACTTATGAAATTATGGTATCCAACTACGATAGCCACTAAATCTTACTATGCTAAACAAATGTTAGAAAAATACGGTTCACCTGAATGGGCACAATTTGCATATCACAATTTTGGAGACAGAGGTTCTAGTTCTGTTGAAGCTGCAGCTATCGGCGGATTTGCACACTCTACACAATTTATGGGAACTGATAACTTCAACTCATTAGACTTCTGTGAAGAATTTTACGGAGCAGGCATCGCTGAGTCATATTCAGTATTTGCTACTGAGCACAGCTCAACTACTTCATATGGTAGAGATAATGAAGAACAATTTGTATATGATCAATTATTAACTAACCCAGATGCGCCTATTATGTCATTCGTGGCAGATAGCTATGACGTATATGCATTCACTGAATTCTGTACCCATCCAGACTCTAGGATTAGAAAACTAATCGAATCTAGACCAAATCAGAAATTCGTCTTAAGACCTGATAGTGGTCATCCTATTAATGTCATCAAGCAAATGTTAGCTATAATGGTCAACAATGATTGTTTTGATACAGATATAGAAGGCAAAGCACTTTCAACAAACTTTGGTATTTTATGGGGTGATGGTATTACACCGCACACTATAGAAACTATTCTTAAAACATTTACTACTTATGAAACAATTCCAGCACCAGATCAAACATCAACACAACCTTTTGCTGCTGAAAACTTTGTATTTGGCTCAGGTGGTGATTTAATGCAGAATGTTAATAGAGATACTCAAAAGTTTGCTATTAAATGTAGTTCTATTACTAGACGGTATGATGACCCAATCTGTAAAGATGGTCAATCAGGATACATTTATGAAGACATAGACGTCTACAAAGACCCAATCACGGACCATGGTAAAGCATCCAAGAAAGGTAAAGTAACTACTTGGTTCGATACTGAAACTAAGGAATACATCGCTGGAATTGTTGGTAAGCAACCAAATATGCATTGCGTAGAGGCACTGAGTGTAGTGTTTGAGAATGGTAAACTGCTTAAAGAAACAACATTAGCTGAAATCAGAAACTGGGGTAACTAATGCCAATATCTAAAGAATTATTAAGTGAAGTATTAGGCTGTAAACTTGATATTGACGAACAGCTTCAGCCTAATGAGATTGAATATATTGAAAAAGTAGGAAGTAGGCTATATTATAGGTATATCAACATCTACGAACTAGCTAACAAATGTAAAGAATGGGCTTATACTAAGAATTACTTTTTGTTTTCAGGGCATGGTGCAATATCCGCGTCATGTGAAGTAAATCATCGCACAGCTTCACCTGGTAAAATAAACCCACAAGAAATAGTTTTAGCAGATACAGAATCAGAAGCAGTATTCGAAGCATGTCAATGGATATTAGAGAATAAGGAGAATTAAATGAAACCAGTTTTCATACACAAGCAAAAACCGTTAGTTGAACCTAAGTTCTTGACTAAAGACGCTCAGCTAGTTACTTACACTAGAGGTGACAAACTAGGCAAGCAGCACCAATGGGAAGTCGGGACAGGACATGACACTGTTCACATCTTAGTTAATAATATCGATCATAATGAATTATTACTAGTTAAGCAAATTCGTATTCCTGTTCTGATCAATCAATCAGACCACTCAGGAGAAGTAATTGAATGTTGTGCAGGCCTTGTAGACAAGTACAGTTCTTGTACAGATGACTACAGAATACCGAAAACGGCTATCGAAGAAATGCATGAGGAACTAGGTTACCTAGTACCAATTAAACGATTAGTGCCTATCACTACTACACTTAATGCTGTGGGTACCAAAGGTAGCAAATCACACCATTTCTACTGTGAAGTAGCTGATACTGATTATATAGGTCAGAAACTATCACCTGATGAAGATATCGAAGCGTATTCACTTGACTACATTGACGTATTTCCATTCCTGAATGAAGTAACTAATACTGACAGTACAACTCGTATGCTGCTGCAGTGGTGGCTACTTAACAAAATCAAAGAATAGAGGCTTTAATTAGCTTCTGTTGTAATAATTAAGCCTATCAAAAATCTAGAACCATCTGCATAGTACGCAGTTTAAAATAGTATGTTTGATTTATTTTTTTTTAACACGGAATTTATAGAGCCATGTAGGCTTAATTATTACAACCAACCAAGGATACAACAATGACACACCATGAGCAAAAAATTACCCAAATAGTAATAAAAAGGTATAACTTAAATGAAACTCTGTTGGCTGCACAGAAAGTAACTTACAAGCAAATATATGAATTAGATAAGCTGTATGAAGAACTAGGTATATTACTAGAGTCAAATCCTACTACTACAAAATCTCACCGTACTGTAGTGGAAAATATCACAGAGCTTGAGTTTAAACTGCAAGATAATTGGAATTTTCCAAGAAATATAGCATTTCATACGTACACTATGGAGCTAAACGGTTGCCTTTGTCCAAAAATGGATAACGCAGAACGTGTAGGATTTACTGAAACCAGAATAATAACAGAATCATGCCCATGGCACGGAGGATACAACAATGAATGAAGGAACTAGAATTGGGAACATTAGTTTTCGTACAACACGCGCAATTGGACCAAACCAGGTAGAGTATTGTGAATTAGTTAAGTGGGAGCCTAATCAGTCTACTGAGGGCGAGTACTGTTATACACTAGCAAAATGGGACATAGGTAGCGAAGACTACTACTTATCTTTTTGTGGTAACAGGCCTTTTGACTTGGATAGCGCAGAACAGCTAGTTTTTTGGCAATTAGCTAATTACGGTCAAAAACTAATGGACGCTGCATTCGTTTTAGCAGGTTTTGCAGAGGATAACTCATGAATACAATATATGGAATTCACGGCAAGTTCATATGGCACGTAAGTTATTGGATGTATTATCCAGATAACTACTTCGATACACCAGTAGCAGTAACTGACTGGAAACAAGCAATCAAACTATTTTTTACAGGAGCAGAATAATGGCACAATTTGAAACAGTACAAGAACTAGCTAACTGGGTAGTAAATAACACTAACTCAAGTCAAATACAAGAATTTTACGAATTTAATGATAATAACCAATCCTACCATAAAGAACACGTAGTCTCTGCAGAATTTGATAAATTACCGGATTTGGCTACTAAATTATTTGTTATGGGTGTGTACGCAAGTAGCTCCCGAGTATGGCTAAATATCACACAGTCAGCCAAGACGCCAGTTTACGACTTAGCAGAAGACTATTGTAAGGAATTTATCACACATCCTCCAGGGGGATGGGGATTTTCCGGTAAACTTGAGGGTATAATAAAAGCTATTCCTGACGACAAACTTAAAGACTACGCAACAACCTCTGTACTTAAAAAAGAACGATCTAGGCGTAGAGAGCTAGAATTTAATGCTACTAAACCTAATCTCAAACTTGACATGTTTAGTTATACAGTTTTCGAAAACTTTCTTAAGTCGAAGAAGTATATTACAGGCGTAGATGCGGTTAACTACATGTCAGAAATATTACCATCAACGTATATAAATAATAACTACACTCAAGCAGAACTTGACATTAAAGTTAAATACATGAACCTAATTTGGAATAAGGCTAGGACAAAAACTAATCACCTTATTAGCACTATTAGGGATTGTAGATCAATAGACTGCACTAATCAATCAGACTTACCTTTTAAATATATATGGTATGAAACTGCATTAGCGGATGTTGATGATAATAATGTATGCGATAACATAGCATTTTCAAATGACTTTTATAACTCCGTAGCACGTAACCACAAATTACCGGTATCTACGTCTATACTAGCTGTGTATTCAACTGACTACATGTACGTTAGTGGTGTAACTAAACCTAGTAAACTGGACGATAGAGAGGTTAACCTGCTAAGGGATAAGCTAGTAGTACTTAATTACCTTTTAAGTACTAACACAAATGGTAAATATTACTTAACTACCGCTAGAGATCAACTACTAGAAGTCTTTAACAGTGGTCTAGTATCAGATGAGTTACGTGACAAAATATCTACAGACAACGCGTTTTCTGCTTATGAAACAACAATGAAACAACTAAACAAGGAACAATAATGAACCCATTAATTACAACAGTACTAAAAACAAATATCTCAGGTCAGCTTGCAGGAGCTGATATCGGTGGCGGAGTATGCCTAGTAGGACCTCCAGGAATCGGTAAAACACAATCTATGTACGCATTAGGTAAAGAACTTAATATGTCAGTTATTCATATCTCATTACCAGAGGCAACTATTGAATCCGCATCAGGGATTCCTACGTTCAAACCAGCGCCTAATATGGATAAGTATTCTACTGCAGGTGTAACTGATTCTCAATCAACTCAATGGTCTGTACCTGAACTTATAGCTAACTGTAATAACGCAGCAGAAACTGGTAATGGGGCAATTTTATTCCTTGACGATTTACATAAAATTCCTAAACCAGTTGAGCCTTACCTATATTCACTATTAGGTGAGCGTAAGCTAGGTAATTACAAATTATCGTCTAAAGTGGCCATCATGGGCGCAATGAATGATTCAGAAGAAGCAGGATTTGAAGGACTAGAAGCTCCTATCAAGAACAGGTTCTCTCTTATGAAGATTGATTTCGATTTCAATTACTGGTTTGATAATTTTGGTAACAGATTACATCACTATGTAGCATCGTACTTAAAAGCTAATCAAGGTGACATAGTTGGTACAGAATCTACTGACTTAGAACAATTTGAATCTCCTAGGTCTTGGACGTACTTAGCTAACGAAATCGGATTACACTCTACAGAGTTTGTAAACGATAACATAGAAATGTTAGCTAGGATGAAAATATCTAACGACGTATCTAAAAAGCTGTATGAACATGTTACTTATATCAATAAGATTGACTTCGATAACGTAGTTAAATCACAAGCTATGCAATCAATCTCACAGCTTAAGGAAACTGATAAAGTACTATGGGCTTATATAGTTAACTATATCCATACACCAACTGATGCGGCATATTTAATTGATTTAATTAACCACAATAGTAACGATGTAACAGCTCAGAACTTTATCGGATACTTATCAGGGCAGATTTACATTAAATTTGTTATGTCATCTCAAGAGGGTATAGCTATTACAGCAGGACAACAAATCCTAATAGAGAAATTCTTAGGTAATTACAATGAAGCTAATCACAAATTAACTAAGAAAGAGAAAGAGTTACTAGAAACTAAAGTATTAGCTAATCAGTCTAAATTACTGGACACAGTAAGTGACTATATACATTAATTATGGTATAATACCGTATAAATAAAGGATACACAATGAAATACGAAAAATTTATTAAACAAGCCGAAGAGACAATCTTTAAAGACATTATGAAGAACATTAATATTCTTATGCAACAAGAGAAAACATCATTCCTATCGACGGGTATGATACTTAAGTTAGGTGTAAATATTTCAGCAGTACAGGATGATAATACTACTGTCACTAAAACACTATCAATAGAAGACTTAGATAATCAATTCATTTCATACATAAATCCAGATAACCCTTCAACAGTTGAGTTTAAGTTTGTGTATAAAGACGAAAAACACCTTAAGCACCTACTTAGAATCATAGAGAAGAAACCTTTACTGTTCTCATACCACTACCTAAGAAACATGCATAGCATTATACTTAAGCATGGTACACTAGCTCATACTCAGTCATTAGCTAGGGTTATTGGCGATAAGCAAGATATCCATATGCTAGTAGAAATTGCTAACGACCAGGTAATAAGACAAAAAATGCGTGCTATACTAAATGTCTTAGCACCAGCTACTAAGGCTATTAATGAACTTAATAGCCTTTACCCAGCGCCGTCATCAGACCTAAGTGCAGAAGATATTATCAAAGAAATAGCTTTTTCTGCTCCAACGCTGAAAGTGACTAGTATCAAGAAGTACTTAAAGAAAGTAAATATTAACGGTAAACATTATGTTATACCTGAAAAAGTATCTCACGGCTGTAACCCTGACCTCGGTGAATATGGGTATCAAACAGGCCTAGGCAAAGTTGACGCTTCTATTACATCATTAGCTGATCAATTACATAACGATATCTCATCTAACTGTAAGGGTACTGGTGTAGGTGACCTATTTGCTGCTACATTTGACTCTGTTAAAGTAGACACATCATGGTTTAAGAAACTAGCTAAGTCTTTTCACAGAGTGGTTTATCATAGAACTAATGAGCATGAGGCTACTTGGGCAGGTTTAAACAATACCTATAGGCATATCTATTCAGCACCTAAGCACAAGCACATAAAAAAGACTATTAAGCTAATCTTATCTATTGATAACTCTGGCTCAATGTCATATAGTGATTTACAGAAGTTATTAGGTCTATTTGAAAAACAGTCTAAAAGAATTAGCGAAATCATTGTATTACCACATACTTCAGCTGTACTGAAAGAATTCACACTTCAAGCAGATGATAGTATTGCAGATGACCCGATGTTCAGAAAAGCAATCGGTACCAGACACGGAAATGGCGGTACATCTCATTTGGATGTATTCAAGCACATAGCTAACCTAAAAGTAACTAATCCTACAGAATACCTATATATGTCGTTTTCTGATAACTATTCAGATATTGAAGATACATTCTATAAGTACCCAATCATGGGTAAATTAACTTGCTACTGGGTATCACCATCCGATGGTAGACCGGTAGACACAACTAAAGTACCAGGAACTAATGTAGTTATCCCTTAGCGATAACTGCCTTCTCCTGGGCAATTAAACAGGAGCATTAAATGACTACACTAACTAACTCAGAGTTAACTAAACTCAATCAACTAACTAGTATTTCCGTAGAACGATTAGATACCGCAGGGAATCAAATTATTCTTAGAGATACTGCAAATAATCTACAAGTATTCTTTTCATACAACACTAAGATAGCTGCTAAAATAAACAATAAAGTAATTATCTACCCAGCATACGACTACTCAAGAACGACTGGAAAATACAGAAATATATTCTTAGATGAAGTGAAAGCGGACACAGAGAAGAAATTAAAACTAGGTACATACCTATACATAGAAAAGGGCAAATAATGAATGACTTTGATTTTATACTTAAGTACAACAAAATAAAAGAAGCGCAATACGTTAAAGACTACGAATCAGCCGTTAGGCAAAACACCTTACACGGGATTGATAGTAGCTCACCAACAAGAGAACTTGAACATACTTTCATGTTAGCTACATATGCTTATGAACGTCTTAGAGAGAAGTCTTCAAAAGAATTACCAGACTTTATAGAGTACTCATTACGTAACCAGGCTACAGAACTTATGCTACGGTACTTCAAACATCAATCACCAGATTTACCAACTTACGAACGGATGATGGAAGTATTCCAACACACTACGCATGTTGAAATGCCAGGCAATTCTGGTGATATTATAACTAATTTTTCTACCGTAACAGAGGATAACCCTACTAATTTTACTGTTAATTGGAGAATGTATACAGACTCATTATATAGCTATTTAACTGGACCTTTACCTACCTCGGGTAGACATTATGCTAACAGGGGTAACGGTAATGAGTATCTAACTAAAATTATACAACTACAAAACATAGTTAACCATTTGCCAAACAAGAGTATTAAGTACAAACATATTAATGAATACATGGATGAGTTATACACTAAGTTACCAGAAGTCGATGATAAACTAGTTGAACTTGACTACTACAGCAATTGTCTATTAACAGTATCAAACCAAATTAAAGCTAGGATCTAACTATGGAATGGACTCATAAAAACCTGCCTGTAGACACTATACCTGATGACGTATTTGGGTTTGTTTACGAGCTGACGTACAAATCAGGGCTGAAGTACATTGGTAAGAAGCAAGTTCACTCATACAACGAGAAAACTGCACTAAAATCTGGCAAACCACGTAAAGGGCATATCAAGTTCCTTAACCGCATCAAGAAGAGCAAACGTGTAGCTATGGAATTAGTTGCCACAGAATCTAAATGGCGCAACTACGAAAGTAGCAGTAAAGATATTGACCCTGAAGATAAAGTAATAACTAAAACTATTTTATTCTATTCACACAAAAAGCAGTATTTATCTTACCTTGAGGATAGAGAACTATTTAAAGTAGAAGCGTGTATCAACGATAACTACTACAATAAAAACATAGCTGGGAGATATTTCAGCAATTTACTAGACGATAAGGAGTAATTGATGAAGGTAACTAATTTACCGTGGCTATATGCCAAATACAATACAAAAGAATTTATACTTAACATAGTAGATATCTTACCACCACCTAACCCAACTTGGACCCAAGACGTATGGGAAGTTAGTATACTTGGTAATATACACTACATGGCAGCTCCACAAAATACTAAATTTTATGAAGCTGCTGGAAAGATAGAAGTTTCTACCTCTATTAAAGTAAGATTAGCGGACAACGGTAGATTCAGTAGCTCTAGCGCACCTTTCAGGTTAGAGTATATATCTCATGTAAAAGCCGAAGTTAAACCTGACGTAGTAGTCACAATCACTGATGATGATGATGACAAACCTAGAATTACTAATTTACACGAAGTCAAAACTGGAACTAAGGATATTAGTTTTGATGCCTGTGCGAATAAAAGGTTCTACGGACTATACGTATTACCAGAAAAAGGCAGGGAAAGCTACTTAATCCTTATGGATGAGTCTGGAACTGCTCAATTAATCTCATATGACCAGAGTACAGTAACTGTAACTGCTCCTTACGAACCTTTTACCGCTGTAGTAACTATTAAACAAACTAAACGTAAAAAATCAGTAAAGGTTATCAGTACAGACTCAACTACAGTTGCCGACGAATCTGAAATAATTGAAGCTATGAAGAAATCTTTAGGTGTTTCTATCTTATATAATAACTTCCTTAGGAAGAAACGACATCAATCAGATACAGAACCTGCACAACTGCCTGTAGTTGAACCAGCAGTAGACGACGTACCAGACTTTGACAGTACTAAACAGGTTGTCGATTGTAGTCCAACTATTAGTATAGGTAACTATACATTCAATAACCCAGACTTCAAATGCAGACTACTAGAGATAACTGATGATATTATTGTAGGGTATGTTAGAAACGCTAATAACGATGTTATATCAACTCAGTGGCTGTTAACTGGTGAATGTAAATTCCACAATGACTATGACTTAACTATGTACAGATCATTGCAAACTTACACAGTACTAGCTACTAAGTCAATAACTGAATCTACTACAGTAGAGGCTGCGTCTGAAGCAGAAGCATTAGCTTTAGCTGATTCAGCTTACACTGATTACACATGGGATCATGTTGACGGTACTGATTCAGTAGGTAATTTCGAAATATCGAACTAAGGAACTTAAATGCTAAACGAAAAACAACAACAAGTATACGACAGGGTCATTAAAGAACGGGCTCCTATAACTTACTTGACAGGTGAAGCCGGTACCGGTAAGTCATTCACAGTATCACAAATTATTCATGATATACCTTCAATACTAACAGCATCTACACATAAAGCTAAATCAGTTTTATCACAAATGACGGGTAGACCTTCTCAGACTGTACATAAGTACTTTGGATTTCGTTTAACTAACATTAACTATAAACAGGTACTTGTTCAGAATGGTAATCACGATCTAAAGGAAACAAGACTTTTAGTTATTGATGAAGTATCTATGCTACCTGACAGAATACTCACTGCAGCTCTAGAAGCTTTAGGTGACTCATATGATCAACTACTATTTGTAGGAGATCCTATCCAGCTACCAGCAGTATCTAATAAACCTAAATTAGCTAAACTCGCCAAACATCAGATCAATTTGACTGAACAGATGAGACAACAACCGTGCGATAAGCTAGCTTCATATATGGATACATACCGTACAGCAATAAAGGAAGGTAATTTACCTGAATTAGGTACAGAAGCTCCAGCTATTGAGTTAATCGATGACCACAAGGTATTTTGCCGTAAGTACGTAACCTGTGAGGGTAATAAGAAGATTATTGCTTATAGAAACAACGTGGTGGAGAAGTATAACGCTAATATCAATGACGGTGATACATTCAATATTGGAGACGCTGTAATACTGGATAAACCAATCGGTCAAATTGCACACAACCAGGATGTAGTAATAATAAACGACTTAGAGGAACTGGACGACTACTATTCTATACGAGTAGTAACCGATAATGGCAGCATGTCTTGGATTAGGCACTATAAGGCTTCTTCTAAGTTGACTAAACTGTTAGGTGAATTGCAACTAGAAGGTAACGAAAACGGTTACTGGGACTTATTTGATAAGTCATTTAGACTTAAACATGTGTACGCTTCAACTGTACATAAATCACAAGGCGAATCAATTGACTACGTATTCTTAGATGCACTAGATATTGTAAATGCTTATGAAACACCTAAATCTAAGTATAACAACCCTATTAATCTTGATCTAATGTTGAGATTGTTATACGTCGGTATCAGTCGAATGAAGATTAAATGTTACATATACACTGGTGATGACGACAGGGGCAGGTGGTATAATATTTTACAAGAATCAGCTGAACAGGCAGAACGTAATCTTAAGCGAAAGAAACCAATTAAGAATCAGGAATTATCGCAAGAGGATAATATACCACAACCAAAATTTATCATATGAGGAAATAAACGATGAGAGAGATTAAGTTTAGATATTACTTTAACGTAGATTTACCAAACCGTAAAACATTTCACAGAGATGCTACCCTGGATCAGATAGAAGATAGAAAAGCTTTTAATGGTGTAGTGGGTTGGGGTAATTGTAAATATAAAGTGCAGTACACCGGCCTTAAAGACAAGAATGGTGTAGAAATTTACGAGGGTGACATAATGACTGCTGACAAAAACTCTATTAATAGTTATATAGTAAATTATGTAAATAATAGTTTTACTCTAAGCAATAAAAGAAATACTCTAAGTAGTGTTTTATACTTTAAAGAAAGAGAAGTAATCGGAAACATATATGAAAACACAGATCTACTAAAGGACTAAAATGACGCATGAACAATTCAAGGAATGGTATGACGAATTACCAATATTGGCGTACGGTGAACTGTCAGACGAGGAAGTCTTTGATGCATTCAGAACTATCTTGCAGTGGAAGGCGGATGACAAATTTATCTCTACTGATATACCGGACAACTTATATACGGTGCGTGAGTATTGGCTATTCCTAGGACTGCTTTGTGACTGTATTGAATACGGCTCATCACCTAGAGGTGGATGGCTTACTGACTTCGGAGAAGAAGTATTACTATTCTTACAAAATACGTCAAATGAAGAAATATCAAGTTACTACGAGTAATTAAAGGATAACTAGTGAAATACGCACAAGAGCCAGGATACGAACTTTCACGATTAAATTACTTTAAGTACAAATCAAGATTCACTGAAGAATTAAAACATAAACTTAAAGAACAGGCATCACAATATGGGTGCTTCGGGTTATCTATGTACATGGAAGCGCTAAACTATTTTAAACATAACCCAAATGCGCCACTTACTGATATAGAGTGGTACAAACTAAACTAATAAAGGAAAATAAATAATGCAACAAATAATAACAAAACTAGACTACAACAACGGTACTAATGTAGTACCTGAGGGTGAATTCAGAATATCAGCATCTGGTATCAGTAAATTCTTCACAGCAACTAACGCTTGGTACAGAGAGAACCTACTTGGAGAAAGCGGTTTCACTGGAAACTCAGCATCTGTAACTGGTACTATTGTACATTACATTCTTGAGCAATACGCAGCTAAACAACACCTATCTGACGAAGATAAAGAACAAATGGAGCTATACATAACTAAACATTGTGATCCATCATCAGCAGATTTTGAAGCTGAAATTGATGAATCTTACATTAGAGACCAATACAAAGTTATGGCTGAAACAGGTGTTAATTCATATTTACAAGAGAATATGCCTACACATGTAGAACCATTCATTGCAAATGAAGTATTACCGGGAATTCATGTTGGCGGATCGATAGATAACCTTACGCTGGAGAATCCTAAGTACTCATCTGATGACCATTCATTTGATAACTTAGTTTCATGTGACGGTGGAATCATCTGTGACTACAAAACTACTGGTACTAGACCTACTTCATTACCTAAGAACATTCAATACTCACATAAAATGCAGTTATTGACGTACGCTTGGGTACTTAAGCAAATGGGTATTACTATTGATAGAGTTAGAATTATTTACATCACTAAGAATGACACAGGTAGAGTATCTGAGAAAACTGGTAAACCTTTAACTCAATACCCATCACAAGTAGTTACTCTTACTGAGCAAATTACTGATGAGGATTTTGACATGGTTGAGGGTGTTATTAAACTAATAGCGCATTCAGTGGACCATTGGAACAAATCGCCAGAATTCAGGCACCTGTTGGCTCAAGACTGGAGACTACGAGATGAACGATCAAGTAGCTAGTACGGTTGCAGCAACTGCAGACTACGCTAAAGCTACGTTAGTAACTTCTAACGCAGCTAGTTTAACTTACGATGTAATCTCTCGTTATGTGACTGAATCTGTAGCTAATACTCTTGAACTAAACCTTAGAATGATACTATTAACTAGGTCAACTGACATGGATAAATTGTTCTTTTTGAAATCACTATTTGATGACATATCAACAGGTGAACCAAACCCGGAACAAGAATTTTTATTAGAACGTATAGAAAACGAAATTAATAACCAAAGGATAACTAATGAACCCATTTCGTAAAGTAGACTGGGTACACTATACAACGTTACCTCAAGTCAAACAAGCCCTGGCTAATCTACCAGCAAATAAACCAATCGCTGCCGATTTTGAAGCTGCCTCTATTTACTCTAAGGAGGAAGTAGTAGCAGCTAAAGATTACCGTGAGGAACTTGATGTGCCCTTTCGTGATCCGGAATTAGTATATCTTAACCAAGTTACTACATCAGACGGGTTATCACACCCATCATTAATACAGATAACTCACATGTCAATTGCTACATCTGAATATGATTCATTTGTTATAGTATTTAACCCGGAAATTCACGAGTATGTACTTAACTGGATAGTTACAACGGAAATTAAGCAAATATGGCATAACTTAGGTTACGATGGTAAATTAATTAGATATTTCACTGGTCGATTCCCTAAGAATTATGAAGATACGCAGATCTTAGCTAAAACATTAATCAACCACTGTGATATTAGTAAAGCACTTACAGGACTGAAGCATTTAGCAGGATCCGTATACGGTGAATGGTCTATTGCCGATGAGCTAGAATTTACTGAAGCTAACAAAATGGACCCTAAGATGCTTGAATACGCAGCTGTGGATGCATGTGCAACAATGTATTTATACAATGATATGAAGAAACAAATAAAGGAGCTTAACAATGAGCAACCAACAGAACCGGCCTTGGATGTGTCTACCACAACCGGCCCCTTCAGTATATGACCCATCTGAATTACAACTAGACTACTTCTATGAAAACATAGCAAAACCACTTATTGAAGATACGAACAAAATCATGTCAAATGGCTTACCTATAGACATGGAACGTGTAGCTGAATTGGAATCTACTCTTGATGAGGTACTATCTGGTGTAAAGGAAATTATAGCTAATAACCAAATCATAATCGACTTTCATGCGCAGAAATATCCTAAAGTACGAGATGAGTACTTAAAAGAAATCAACTCTAAACTACGTAATGTACAGTACTTTATGAAGACATTCAAGAACGGTAACACTATTCATAGGTCTTTCTACATGGAAGAATTTCGTAAACGCTACCCAAAATTTAAACTAACTCCGCCAACGGACATGCTAGATTTAGGTATTCCTAAATGGACAGCTAAATTAGTTAAAGCCTACTTACAGATATGCCCTGAACTGCAATCAGTAATGGATAAAACTGTGCCAGAAGCGGATCCAATAGCTATCGAAGCTATGAATCAATTAGCTAGAGCCAAAGTTAAAGCAGACTCAATTAACCAACGATACCGTGAGCAGATCAAAACAGTGTCTATGGATAAACTTCTACCTGAATTTTTACCATCATCACCACAACAAAAAGCAGAACTATTTGCTTGGTTAGGTCTTGAATCTGAAACAACATCTAAAACTACAGGTGACCCATCATGGCCTCGTGATCAAATAGAGCGAATTAACCATGAAACTAAGGATCCAGTTCTTGAGGAAATAACTCAAGCCTTTATCGATTTCTCATTCGGAGCAATTGTAAAGAATAACTTCATCGAAGCATTTTATAAATATTCAGTAGACGGTAAACTCTACGGAGATTACAAACTACTAGGAGCTAAATCAGCTCGTTATACGTCACAGAGGCCGAATATGCTTAATATGCCTTCAACTGGGTCAATATACGCTAAGCCTATTAAAAAGTGCTTTACAGCTCCTCCAGGGTACCTAGTATTCTCGATAGATTATGCAGCGTTAACATAAGTTACACTTAAGGTAAATACCCCTATAATTCGACTACACAAAAAGGATTACTATGGTATTTGAACAAAAACAATTTACAAAAATAAATGGGTATAGTGACTATTACCTCTGTAGGGAGACTACAGAGGTACTATCACTCAAAAAACGAAAAAACACAATAGACGGAACTTCTAAAATACTTAAACAAGTAAACAATAGTAAAAATACTAGTAACAACTATTATATAGTTACATTAGTAGACAATAGCGGTTCTCGTAGAAATAGACCTGTACATAGACTTATGTGTGAAACTTTTTTACCTAATTTGGAAAATAAGGCACATGTAAACCACATCGATGGTAACAAGCTAAATAACTGCTTAACTAACCTAGAATGGGCTACTGAGCAGGAG